AAGTGCTTGCGAATTAAAGCCGCCGCTCTTGGCGCTACTGTTTTAATATAATTGGGGTCCGCCATGTAAGCACGTATGGATTCAGCAGCAAGTTCTTTGTTTGCTTTTTCTCCATGATACCCAAATGCTTCTGGAGTTTTTAATCCATACTTAGACTCCCACCCAGGTTCGGGAGTTTTGTTTGTGGATAAGCGATGGTAAACTTGTTCCATCTCATTGCGAACCGGCCCCTTAGACGGGACGGGCAACTTGCCGGATATCCAATCAAACAAATGCGCCACTTCATGAGCGCGGACGTTTCCAGCCCCTTCAGGGGAGAGGTCGCTTCTGGTTCTTATGACGCTCTTGCGGTCGCCAGTTATGGGGTCGCGCCAAGCTTCTAGTTCTCCAGATGCTCCTGCCTTAAGCCCCCTTGGCGCCGTCTCCAAAAAGCTTGCGCCTCCTGCTTCCGTTCCGAGGCGTTCAACGGTCTGCGGATCAATTTCCCGGTCGGGGTGTATTCCCGAACCGCCCAGCGCCGAACGTCCTGCGACGACTTGAGCCGTGAGGGGGCGGCCTTCAATGGTTTGGCTGATGTTTCCTCGTTCATCTAACGGCACTCCCTTTGGATAATCTGCCGCCGTAGGGCGCGGCGGCATTGAAGGGGGAGTATACGTCGATGCGTTGTGAAAGTCCACTTGTGGGGCGCCCTGCATTGAAACTTGCCGCGCCACAAGCAGCGCCTTCTTTGCCGCGTTGTCGGTCACTGTTTACGCCCCTTACCACCCAAACCCGGCCCCTCGGCCTTCCTCACAAACGGCTGCGCCACCGCCGCATTCTCGGGGTGCAGCACTAGATCCCGCGCCATCTCAAGAAGCTGAACCTTCTCACGGCTTTCACGGTCGGCGGCGCGGTTGTGATCCTCTTGCATCACGTCGGCGCCGTGAACGCGAATCTGCTCTTGCTTCGTTTGAGCATCCATCAGTTTGGCATGCGCCGTCATGCGGTCAACGTCGGTGTCCACCTGATGCTTGGCGCCGCTGTTGATCTCATCAATCTCGGCCTTAGTTTTCTGCGCCAGTATTTGCACCTGCGTTTGCTTTGTCTGCGCGTCCATCATGCGCGCCTGAGCCGTCAGCATATCCGTCTGAGAGGGCCCACCAGGGCCCTGTGCGCCCTGCGCTTTGAGTTGCGCCACCTCGGCCTGCGCTTTAGCTGCATGGGCCTGTGCGGTCGTTGTGTGAGCGTCGGCAAGCTGCTGCTTGACCTTCATCTCCGCAATGGCCTTCTGCATCTCAGGCGGCGGCGCAGCCTGCGCTTCCGGCGGCGCCATGAATTGCTCGGGGTTCGACCAGCCCATCGCCGCCAGGGCGGCCTTGTCGATGGCAATCGGGTTGTAGAGCGTCGGCTGGGCCGCCTGGAGTTGCTTGAGCGCCATGATTTTCATAATGCGCTGGCCATGCGACGCAGTGTTCGGATCGGCCTGCGGCACCAGTTCAACGTCCTGCAAAGCCTGCAAGAACGTCTGTTCGTCCCATGCGTTCGCAGGCTTGCGGTTGCGCTGCCAGAAACTCTCCGGGTGTTCTTTGAAGCACTCAATGAGCAGTTGGAACTCTTGCGCCTGGGCGGCGTGCATGCGCTTGTGGACCGCGTTCATCACTTTCGCGGCCTGCTCAATCATAGCCAGCGTTGTCCCCACGGGCGCGTCTGCGCGACCTTCCCCGACCTGCTGCTCCGCCGTGCCGCCGATCCGCATGCCGGTGTCGGCCATGTCGGACACAAGCGCCATCAGGGCCTGCGAAGGCTCTTTGTAGGGCAGCGGCATTATGGCCTGATTGATCGGCATGCCACCCGTCTTGACCGGCGCGCCGCCGCCCGGCGGAATGCGGAAAATGTTGGTGTTCTGCCGCGCGCCCGTGTCAGCAAACAAGAAGCCGGGGAAGTTGGAATACATGCCCGCATCAAGCAACTCGCGCCACGCCGCAGTGATGGCATTGGTCGTATTGCCAAGAATATGCAGCAATCCAATGTCGTAAAAGCCAAGGCCGGGGACAAACGTATATTTGACGAATGTTGTCCGCGCTTCCGGCAGGTCTTTAGTGTCTTCGTTGTAGTTCCTAGTAATGCTGAGTATTTGCTTGGACGACACGTCAATTGTCACGCGATACGGGATTTCCAGTCCGCTGGGCGTGCCCTTGTGTTTGTGCTCAAAGCCGGAGATGTCCAATTCGCAGTAGCATTCATAGATTTCCCGGTCGCGGTCCTGCGGGCGCTGAGATTCATTTGCAATGCCCTGCTGCGCGTTCTTGATCTCTTTGACTGCGTCAGTTTTGGGCTGATGCGCTTGAGACAGGTCTTGATCGCGGTAGACGCCCAGGATCTGCATGCGCTTGACGGTCGAAGCGCGCATCATGATGCGGTGCGTGACGCGCTTTGCATTTTGCAGATCGGTCGCCGCTTGATTGACGATCAGATCGTCCGCATCCACCGACTCGGACACCGGCCGGTTGCGCAGGGGGCAATAGTAGACCTTTTTGAATGCCGTGCCGCCGAAACCCAGCAACAGCAGCATTCGGTCAGTGTCCGGGTAATACTCCGTCGCTGTGGACGTGAGGTAGTGGTTCATGTCCTTTTCAAGCGCGTCGGCCATCCGGTCCTGCTCGGCCGTGTCGCCGTTGCCGTCGTCGCGGATTTTGATCGGGCCGTCTGTCGGCAGCATTTCGCTGCGCGCATTGGCCTGGAAACGCAGCACGGCTTCGAGCAGCAGCGGGTGGCGCACGCGGCTCATGCCTTCAACCGGCGCGCCATCGGTGGCGCCCTGGAGGCCCGGCAGTTCTATCTTGAGCCCTAGCAGCTTCAGGCCCTGCGCCCGGTCCTCGACCCACTCCTGGCGCGTCTCAAGATCGTCTTCGATCCCGCGCAGCAGGTCGTCGGCGATGCGGGCCAGTTCCATTTCCTCGATGTCATCGACAAGATTATCAAACCAGCCGCCGCGTTTCTTTTTGTCAGCATCGTCAAGCGGTTTGCCGTCAAGCGACACAGTGACGCTGCCGTCGCCGTGCTCAATTCGAACGATGGCACCGCTGTCGTCAAACTCCGGGACGTCATCGCCTTCCTGCGGCGCCTCATCGACCACAACAGAGATTGCGCCGGGGCTGGCGGGAGCCTCGGGTGCCGGCACGCGGATGTTGGGCACAAGGCCGGGAACCAACGGCATATTTAATCCTCTGCGACTTCCGACACAAAACGGCGCAAGCCCTCTTGTGCGGCTACATTATCATCGACGGCTTCGACAGTATAGGTCCGAATAATGTCGCTGCGGTCTATATCCCATACAGTAACACGCCAGAACCGGCCGCAGATGAAATCCACGATTGCGTTGGCTTTAGTGCGAAGGCCGAGGTTGATCATACCGGATACAGTGCTGCTGGGGGCGCGCCGCGATGCTGGCGCATGTCTTCAATTTCGGCGAGGCGCTCTGGGGCGCGAATGAGCAGCCCCAGGTCGCGCATGTGACGCAAAACCATTGATACAGTGTCCACAAGGTCATCGTGTTTGGCTTTTGGGAACATCGCACACTGCGTGATCACCATATCGGCCCACGCTCGATCCGGCGCGTAAATGTATCCCTCGGCAAACAGGTGCTGGATTGAATGAAGCCGCGCAAGTTTATCAATGGATTTGGGGTCAACGAGGCGAACGGCCCAGTCTTCGTGGGCATAGAGCCGCCGGAGTTCTTGCGCCACTGAAATACCAGCGGCCTTGTTTTCGATCAGCAGCACGTCGATTTTCATTCGCTTGCACGACTCGGCCACTTTGACGACAAGGTCATTGAGCGGCAGGCGTTCTTGCCAGGCGCTGGTCATCATCGCACGCGGCACGCTCTCACCTGCGAGGCCGTCGCCCAGGTCGATGCCGGCCTTCTGCGGCTTGCCGTAACGGTCAACGCGCCGCGTGGCTTGCGTATCGACGCGCTCGCCGAACAGGCCCCATGTCGTCATCGCCGAGTAGTCGTTTTCCTGTTTGATCGTGTATGCAGTATCAAGCGCACCGAGCGTGATATCAAACGGCGGAAAAACGTCATCGGGCCAAAGCTGCCAGTATTCGCGCTTGATCACGCCGCCGCCGTCTGGCTCGGGCCGCTGCTGCAACTGCCCGGCGGCCGCGTAAGGACCGAGGGTCTGCTCCAGCAACTTGACCTCGGTTTCGCCGAACCGCTCGGGCCACAGCAGCTCACCGGCTTCAGTGCGCGGGTCTTTCCACGTCACCGCCTCGCCGTCGTCGGTCATGTGGGCGGGCATCAGAACGGTTGTGAACGCTCGGTCCGGCTCGTATCGCATCGGCAAGCACAGATGCGTCCAGGCGCCAATTTGGCGCTCTAGCACATGCCCGCTGATGTCGCCCTCGCTCAAGCGCTGCGCGATGACGATG